CTGTCCGGCCTGCGGGGCCAGGGCGTCGTCACGGTCGCCATCGACTTCCTGTGGGGCGAGGACGCGTGGCGCGACCTCAGCGCGGCCCAGGGCCAGAGCCTGTTGAACCACGCCGATGGCGTCGGGGCCGAGGCCTTCCTCGACCAGATCCGGGCGCTCGCCGAGCGGGCGCGGAGCGCGGCCGCGTGACCGCCCTGGCAATCGTTCCGCGCGAAACCGTCCAGCCCCTCGAGGGCTACATCCTCCCGATCCTCCTCGACGAGATCGACATCGGGCCGAACGTCCGGGTCAACGTCGAGGCGATCGACGAGCTCGCCGCGTCGATCGCGGCGCATGGCGTCCTCCAGCCGATCAAGGTCCGGGTCGCCGGCGATCGCTGGATCGTCGTGTGGGGCCAGCGCCGCCTCATGGCCGCCCTGGAGAACCTGATGGGAGAAATAGACCCCGAGACTGCCGCTAGACTCGCTCAGGGAGAGATGGCCCCGGACCTGGCGCTCAAAGCTGAGACTGTCCCCACTGAGGAAGTTGAACCCTATGATGATGCTGCCGAGGAGCGAATTGACGACATCCTGAAGGAACTAGCTGGTGGCGACTGAGACGAAGGCAGGGCCAGCGCCAGCCACCTACAATGATCTGGTGGACAAGGCGCAGGCGAGGGCTAGTGAGCGGCTAGGCAAACTAGCTACTGACTACCGCGAGGGGCGGATCAAGTATGAGCCGTTCGTAGCCGCATTCAAGGCAGAACTCACGGAGTCGGTGAGACTCGGTCACAAGCTCGGCATCGCTCAGGCAAAGCGGGTATATCCTCCGTGGTCCTACTCCATCACATCAGCGGAGAGGGCGGCGGCTGATAATATCGTAGGCAAGCAGCTCGACTACTTCCTAGGCTTCCGTGGGGATATTCGAAAGTTAGAGGCGCTAGGGCCGCTCTCTACCGCCATAGATGCCAGGGCGGCGATGTACGGTGGTTCGGTGCGCTGGGCTGCTGAGGAAGCCAAGATTCAGACGGATGGCGATAAGCTGCTAGTCTGGATTCGCCATGCAGGGGATTCGTGCGTGACGTGTATTGCCAATGACGGTAAGAAGCAGACAGCCCGACAGTGGAAAGAAGGCGGTGTTTGGCCCGGGCATGCAACCGCCTGTTTGACAAATTGCAGGTGCTCGCTTGACCCGGTGGAGGCAACGTGACTCCCATCTTCGATCAGAGTAGCACTGGCTCGCCGCACACGTTCTCGACGGATGTACAGCGCCTAGTCGCCATCTGGCGGAAGCAGTACGGTCTGGCGAGGCGGACGGAAGACCCGTTTACGGCTCTGCTCTGTGCGAGTCTGTCTACTGCCGAGACGTGGCAAAGGATTCGCTGATGCCATTCTCAGTGACGATCAGCGGTCTTGCCAACACGCAACTACTCTTGAAGCGGATGGCCTACTCTGGCTCGATCCAAGCTATTACGACGGCAGTAGCACAGGAGTTGAAAGCCGAGATAGCACCGTATCCGCCTCTGAGTGAAGCCAATGATCCCAGCAGGGCAAGGTGGTACGAGCGTGGCTTCGGCACCCGGTATAGGCTAGCCGATGGAGGTATTGGCGGGAAGCGAACTAGCCAGAACCTCAAGACTCGCTGGGGCGTCAAGAATACGGGTCAAGGTAGAATGCTTGTCAACACAGCTACTTACGCGCCATATGTCCACTCAGCTCAGTATCAGGCAGGGTTCCATAAGAAGCGAGGCTGGCGCACGTTTGAGGATGCGATGGAGAAGCTTACTGCCAATGGGACGATTCGGCGGTCGGCCATTGCGGCGTTGAGGCTGAGGTTCAGAGCTAGGTAGCCTATCCGAATCCTGTAATGGTGCGGCACAGCGGATCGTGGCGCAGGCGATTCGAGGAGCGATGAGAAGGCAATGATTAGCCGAGAGCGTCTACGCCAGGCCGATAAGCACGCATTGAAGCGGTGGCGAGGGTTGGGATTGGACAAGAATACGCTCCCCACCACGCTTAGGTGGCAACACTATCGTGAGACGACGAAGCGATGCTCGGCTGCCTGTTGCGGGAACATGCGGAGATACTACGGACCGACAGTACAGGAGCGGCGAAAGAAAGTGCGCAGTGAAGACCTGCTCTAAGTGTGGCAATGAATTGGTCGGCGGCCATATCTTGTTGGATCACAACGGTACTCCTAAGGGCATGATGACATCCGAATACGAGTGTGGCCACTGTGGATACTGGTGGCTTGAGGACGATCCACTGCCGGCCAGGCAACCATGTCATAACTGCGGCAATGTACCCCCCTTTGCCTACCTTGTTGGCGACTGGCGGGACGGAACACGCTTGAGTCTGTGTAATGAGTGTGCTGTCGAATGGAAGAAGAAAGCAGGATCTACACCGACATCCAAGGATCGGTTCGATTCTGCAACACCATTGGAGTAGATGATGATTGGGAGTGAACTACCGGCATTGCACAGTTTCAGATGTGCGAATCCCGAGTGTCCTTCACGTCGTACTGGCAGAGGCCAGATCATCATGCGCGGTGAGAACGTCGTGGGCTGGCGTGGCGAGGGGCGGTGCCATCAGTGTGGCTTCCTGACGACGATTACCGTGGAACCTGACGGGCCAGAGTATCACGTCAGACCGCACAAGAGCAATCAGTGATGAAGGCGTACTATGGGCAACCTGGCGTCACGCTATATCACGCTGACTGCTTAGATGTTCTCGCCACACTGGCTGAGTCGAGCGTCGAGGCTATCGTGACCGATCCGCCCTATGATCTCGCCTTCATGAGCAAGGACTGGGATACTACGGGAGTCGCCTTCCGAGTGGAGACCTGGCAGGCAATCCTACGGGTGCTGAAACCCGGCGGCCATCTGCTAGCCTTTGGCGGCACGCGGACTCAGCATCGGATGGTCTGCGCCATTGAGGATGCTGGGTTCGAGGTGCGCGACTGCCTGATGTGGCTGTACGGGAGCGGGTTTCCGAAGTCGCTGGACGTGAGCAAGGCGATAGACAAGGCGGCGGGGGCACGCCGTGAGTTCGTAGGCTATCGCTTCCCGCCAGAGGACTCGGACTTCTGGCGGAAGGGCTTCGACATTGCAGACGCACTGGCCCACAAGGATGAACCGAACCGAGGTCAGGTGTTCGCAGGCAAACCTTGTGGCCTTGTGAAGACACTCACCGCTCCCGCCACCGACGCTGCCCGCGAGTGGTCCGGCTGGGGCACGGCGCTCAAGCCCGCCTATGAGCCCATCCTGCTTGCGCGCAAGCCGCTGTCAGAGCGCAACGTCGCTGCCAACGTGCTCAGATGGGGCACGGGGGCGATCAATGTGGACGAGTGCCGAATCGCGGGGGATGAGGACGGAAGCCGTAACAGACCCCCATCGCGCCTTGCCAGCATGACGACTTACGCCCAGGACGAATGGACGCGGAATGCGATAGTACAGCGTCAAGATACTACCGGGAAGGGCCGCTGGCCGGCCAATCTGCTGCTAGACGAGGAAGCGGCGATGATGCTGGACGAGCAGAGCGGAGAGTTACATTCGCAAGATCCAAAGACGAGATGTAATACGGTGAAGGGTGCCTTCTTTGGCAGTGGTCTGGGGTTGAACTTTGGCGGCTATGGCGACACCGGCGGCGCCTCCCGCTTCTTCTACACAGCCAAGGCGAGTCGGAGCGAGCGTGGCGAAGGCAATGACCACCCGACCGTCAAGCCGCTGGCCCTGATGCGCTGGCTCTGCCGACTTGTGACGCCACCGGGCGGCCTGATTCTGGACCCGTTCATGGGGTC